CCAGCCTGATCACGCCGGGAATCCTGTCCAGCCCCGACGTGTAGGTGACGCGTATGTTCTCGTTTCCCGGCCTGAACGGAATAGTGACGTTTCCCGCACTGCGCCGGGATATCTCGCCGTTCTCCGCGTTGTCGATCGCATACCCGTACAGCGTGGCGACAGTGGGCGGTGAGTTGGACGGAACGAAGTCCAGCTCGTAGTTGATGTAGCCCCAGCCCTCTTCGACGTTCTGCACGCTCAGGACCGGGATGTTACGCAGGAAGATCGAGCTGCGCCCGCCGTCGTACGTCTCGTCGTGACGGCGCGGGATAATGTCGTCACACTCGAACTCGATCACATCGTCGGCAGCGTCGATGAACATCTGGATCGCAGCGTCATCAGCGCTTGCCGCAGACGGGTTCGGATAACGCAGATGGGTTTTCACCTGCGTCATAGTGACGACGTTCGCCACGCTCAATCCTCCTGAATGGGAATGCCGTTCTCGTCGAGCAGCCGGTGCGCCTCGGCCGCGCGCTTAGTCGGCAGCGCTGGGATGATCCACGCCGGGTAGTTGTAGTTCTTGTCGGCCCACTTCATCGCCGCCTCTTCGCTCACGAAAGGGCCGCGACGATCCGCGCTCTGGTTGTTCTGGTTGACGACGAAGTAGTGGTACGTTTTGGCCGCGACAGCCATTGTCTTTGCCTCCGAGTGGCCTCAAAGGATGGGAACGGGGTGGCCTCGGTGAGGCCCGCCAAGACCACCCCGCTCGATCAGGTGGCGTTGGTCTTGAACTGGGTCAGGGCCCGCATGTCGTTCGACCGGATGTCGTAACGCATGTAGCCCAGCCACGCCACGGCCAGGAAGTCGGCGTAGCGCTCGCGGAGCACCATGACGCCTGCCTGCCGGACGTTGCGCGCGACCATCGCGTGGGTGAACGAACCGAAGACCGGGCCGCCCAGGGTGTTGGCCGAGGTGCTGACGCCAGGGGCGTTGTTGTCCACGGTCACCGGGTAGCTCCAGATGCGCCCGTTCGCCTCGTTCCCGCCCACGGTCACGTCCGGCACCCACAGGGGGTGACCGAAGGTGTCGGTGACGGCGCGCGCGTTCTGGAGATCCTTGTCGTTCATGACCCACCGGGCGTCACCAGCCGCAGCCCGGTACGCCGGGTCCACGATGGTGATCATGTCCAGGTAGGACTGGAACGAGACGGTCCCCTTGGCCAGCTCGGTGGACGCCGTGCCCTGGTTGGCCAGGGTGTAGATCGGCCGGGCTGCCGGGGTCACGAAGATCCCACCAGTGCCGGTCGAGCCGTTGCCCTTCGCCACCAGCGCGGCGGTCAGCCCCAGGGGCTGAGACGAGCCGGAGCCCGCCCACGCGACCGCAGCCTGGGCGCGGCCGATCGCCTCACCGATCCGGTCACGCAGGAACGAGTCCAGCGAGAACGCCGAGTCGTTCATGACCTGGATGGACGCCAGGAACGGCCCCGCCACGTAGGTGTAGGCGTTCATGGTGCCCTGACCGAAGGTCACGTCCTGCGGGGTGACGACCGTGTTCTCCGTCAGGAGCTGGGCAACGATCGTGGTCGGGTCGTTGGTCGGCCACTGCATCGGCTGCCCGGAGTCGGTGTCGAGCTGGTTGAACAGCGGGTAGACGCCGCCGTACGCCTTCATGGCGATCTGGAGGTTGTGCCAGAAGCCCGGAGGCACCAGGAACCCACCCTGTGAGCCCGGCGAGGTCTGGAGCGCCGCAGCGTCCCCACCTGGGCCAAGCCGCTGCTCGTACAGGGGCCGACCCTGAGCCTGCGGGGTCAGCAGGGAGCGCTCTTCGCCACTGATGGCCGAGTCGCCGTGCTTGAACCACTTCTCGAACGCCGCCCACTCGCGCTCTTCGGCCTTCGGCTCGTCGCCACGGACGCCACGGCCCTCGGGCTCGGGGGTAGCCGTGCGCTCGGCCTCGGCGCGCTTCTGCTCGCCCAGAACCATCTCCAGGTCCGCGTCCAGCTCGACCAGGCGCGCGTCACGCGCGGTGTAGTCGGCCCGCTCTTCGACGGTCAGCTTCTCGCCACGGTTCAGCTTGGCGATGATCGGAAGCTGACCCTCACGAACTTCTGCGCGCTCTGTGCGGATCTGCCGCTCGCGCTCGGTGAGTCCCATCTCGGGATTCCTCCACTACTAGGGGGTTGCTAGTTGACAGTGCCTCAGACGGCATCGAGCTTGCGGCTGCGCTCTTCGGCTTCACGCCAGGACGCGCGCAGTGCAAAGTCGTCGTCGTCTGTTTCCTGAGTGGAGGCTTCCGGCTCAGGGGTCTCGGTGCGCTCTTCCGGCGCCTCGAAGGCGGCGCGGAGAGCTTCTGGGAGTGCGGCCTTGTCCTCGTCCGGCAGCGCGTTGTACGCGGCCATCAGGACCGCCGCCACGTCGGTGGCCTCGCCCTCCGGCGCCTCGCGCTCTTCGCCCCGGGGCCTGGCCGCGCGCTCTTCGAGCAGGGCCGCAGAATCGTCTCGTGCAAACACGGCGGTGTCCTTGTAGGCAGGGTTGGTGACGATGGATACCTCGGGCAGCTTCGCCTCGCGCAGCACGCGCTTGGTGCCGACCATCCGGTTGGACGGCTTGCCCTCGTCGTCGTACCAGTCGTCTTTGACCGGGATGAAGCCGATCGAGCAGCCGCCCTTGTTGCCGCTGTTGATGTTGAGCTTGAGGTCGTTGTAGTAGCTCGTCGGCGTTGGGTCCGCGTCTCCGACGAGGCCACGCTGCTCGTCTTCGGCTAGCCGCAGCGTCCCCGCGCTCATGCGAGAGATGGGCTTTGCCATGTCATGGTCGGCCAGGAGAACGGTGTCGCCCTCGCGCAGCGTCTTGGTGAAGCAGCCGGGAGCGATTTCCTCGCGCCATCCACCGCGCTTCAGGTCGCCAATGATGGTCGGGCTATTGAATGGCGCGGCCCGGAGGATGAGCTTGCCCTCATCGTCAGTGCCGACCGAGCCCGCCCGGAACTCGCGGTATTCCATTGATCGTCCTTAGGACTGAGTGAGCGGCCACATGGCGGCCATCTGCGCGACCACCGGCTGGGACGTGGCAGGCACGTCCGAGCGATGCTCCAGGGCCCGGACAGTGATGGTGAACGAGCTTGAGGTGACGCCTCCCGCCGTGTCCGTCATCGTCAGCGTGAACGTGTAGACCTTCGGCAGTGCCGCGTTGACGCCCTTGACCGTGCCGGTGATCCGCACGTGATCGGCGTTGACCGTCAGGCCGGGCGGAAGGGCGCCGGTTGCCACGGTGCAGGCGGTGACCGCTGTCAGCGAGCCGGTCTCCGCGAGACTCGCCTCGTAGGCCGCACCAACAATCGCGTCGGGGAATGCGGTGGTGCGCCAGGTGATATCGGCCACTAGTTGTCTCCGTCATCTTGCGGCTGCGGTGTATTGGCCCCAGGAGGTGTTCCGTCCATCGGCTGCGTAAGCCCGGCTGGCGGGAAAGGCTTCGCCCACTTGCCCCCGAGCGGGTTCATGTTCTCCTTGCCCCGGATCTCGTCCGCACTGATCCATCCGGCATTGAGCGCCTGCGCGTAAGCCAGGAAGCGCTCCGACATCGCGCCACGCATCAGCTTGTCGAGGTTGAACTCCGCGCAATGGCCACGAGTCGTCACGACCTCGCGTGTGACGCGCTGCTCGATCCGGTTGGTGTAATCCGCGATCGTGTAGGCGACAAAGCCGATGTTCTGCTGCTCGATGCCGGTTCCCCAGCTCGTGCTCTTCTCGACGTCTCCCACGAGGTGAGGCGGAATGCCGAACATTCGCGCTATCTCGGTGGTCTGCCAGCGCCGCGACTCAAGGAACTGGAGCTGGTCGGGCGGGATCGTGATGGACTGGAAGTCGGTCTCCGCGTCGAGGACCGCGACGTTCCCGGCGTTGGCCACGCCCGCGTTGTTCTGCATCCAGCGGGACTTGATGCCGTCAGCCTGGTTCTGGTTCCTCAGCGGCGCCTTGACCTTGATGATGCCGCCGAGCTGTGAGCCTGCCTTGTAGAAGCGGGCCGCGAGTTTGTCGGCCGCGAGCGCCGTCCCGATCGTCTGCTGCATCTGCATGATCGGGGACATCCCGGTGATGCCGTTCAGGCTGAGCCCGGGGACGTGCATGATCTCGAAGTCCGTGAAGAGCTGGGGCTTCGTCTCCTCGTCGATCGTGCCGTCTTCGCGCAGGTGCTTGACCAGGAAGAGCTTGTGCCCGCTGCCCCGGTCTATCTTGGGCTCGACCAGCTCGGGGTACAGCGGCTTAAGGTCAATGATCCGGTCGTAGTCGTCACGCTTCTTGAAGACGAACGAGTTCCCGAAGGTCGCCAGGTAGGCGGCAACCAGGTTCCACAGCTCGTACTGCGTGTAGGTCATGTCCGCGTTCGAGGTGTCGAACAGCGGGTTGTCGATCGGCTCGTTGTCCTTCTTGCGGTAGACGTCGAGCGTGCAGCTCGCCACAACCGTCGAGATCAGCCCGATGCAGCGGTAGACGGTGGGCACCACCATTGCCTTGTCGATGGTGACCGTTTCGCCAGCGTCGTTCTGCGTGCTCCAGATGTTGTCGAAGCCAATCGACGCCAGGGGTGTCGATGGGTTCTCGAACGGGTTGTAAGTCCCGCCGCCCGATACAACCGCGTCACGCTGCTCGATGTTCGGCCTGAAAAGCGTCAAGGCCGATCACCCCTTTGCGCGTAGTTCGATTGCCACGATTGCTGCCAGGCCAGCAACGATCCAGGCTGATGGGGAACTCCAGGCTGCGATTCCGTGAATGACGGCAACGGCACCAGCGAGTTCTGCGACGATCAGGTGCTGCCTCTTCTCGACCGCTCGCTTACCAAACGAAACGGACGTCTTCCACAGGGACGCCATCAATGGTGTCAGGGCCCGGCTCACTGAGCCAAAAAGCTGCGCGATCGGTAGCCATGACCGCAGCAACAGCAAGGTCGATCTTACGAGGGCTATTGCGGGCATCTTTCTGGAGCCTCGATCCACGTGAGTCGGTCTTGATCTGGGCGTTATCCAGATGGCGCGCGAGGCGCGGATCTCCGCTGTGGCGGATCTTGCGCGTCATGACCAGCTCGTAGAACCGCTGTGTAGCTGGTCCCATCCTGGTCAGGGTCTGCGGGAAGGCGACGACCTCGATGCCCTCGTCCACCAGCTCCTCGGCCGCGTCGAGCCACAGGAACTCGTCCCAGGCAATCTCCCGCACGCGGTACTCGCGGGCCGCCTGCCGTATCGCGTCCTTTACCTCGGCGCGCGGTACGCGCCAGTCGGGTGGTGCATTGTCCGGCTTCTCCCAGAGCCCGATCACCATGAGCTGCGGGTCGGGCTCGACGGTCACTGCCACGAGCGCGGTGCTGTCACCGTTCTTTGATCCGTCGAAGCCGAGCACCACGCCTTTCCCGGGCTGGGTGAACGATCCCGCGTAACGGCACGCTGCCCAGGCGCCGTCAGGAAGCCAGGCCTGCTCCGAGGCCACGAACATATTGAGCCGCTTCGTCTTGAAGTCGTGCTCAGTGACCTTCGTCAGCGCCGACTGGAAGTCGTCGGGATCGAGGAAGTCGTTGTAGCCAGGATTCGCGGCTTCCCAGACCCTCGGGTCTTTCCAGCGGCTGCCCTTGACCTGCTTCTCGGAAGCGCCATACCAGCAGAAGTAGAAGAACGGGTCTTCCACCTTGCCTTCAGCGACGGCCTTGCCGTGCTTGTAGCGGCGGTAGCAGATCGACTCCTGGCCGGTGATGTCATACATCACGCCAGCGGTGGTGATGACGATCATCAGCGGGTCTTTACGGGTGCCAGACCCCAGCGACATGACCGAGTAAAGCTCGTCGTTCGGTGCGGCGTGCAGCTCGTCGTAGACCACGACCGAGGGGTTCAGGCCTTCCTTCGTGAAGGCTTCCGAGCTGAGCACCTTGTAGATCGAGCCAGTGGCCGGGACTTCGAGCGCGTCCTTGTAAGGGACGATCATCTCGGAGAGCTGCTCGTCCAGCTCGACCATTCGCTTGGCGACACCGAAGACGATGCGCGCCTGGTCCTTGTCTGCGGCGCAGGAGTAGACCTCAGCGCCCTGGCCGGAGAACAGCAGGCCGTAGAGGGCCAGCGAGCTTCCGTCCGCGCTCTTGGCGTTCTTTCGTGGCCGACCGAGCAGCGCTTCGCGGTGCCGGTACTTGCCATCCTCGCGCCGGGCGAAGACCTTCCCGAACTGATCCTTCTGCCAGCCACGGTGCTGGATAAGCGTCCCAGCTCCGGCTGCAACTCCGTCTTTAGTCAGGCGGCAGAATGTCTCGGCAAACTCACCAAAGCGCTCGCCGTCACCCCTAGCTATGTCCTCCGGGGGTACGTGAGTTTCGATGAGCGGAGTTGCCATTGGTTGCCTCAAGCTGTGTCACGCGCACGTCCAGCGTGCGGAACTCACGGAGCGTCTCGGTTCGGAAGCTGTGGAACGCAGTTGTCAGCTCGCCAGTTGCGCGCGTGTTCTCGTTCATTGCGATTACGATCGCCTTCTCGGCCCCGCCTCGCTGGAAGAACCATCGGCCCAGAGCGACACCAAGTCCGACGACGGCGGCGACGGCGAGCACGACTGTCGAGACGTTAGCGGCGGTCATTGGAGTTGTTCTCCCGGTGATGGCGTTCGGTCATGTCCTTGATCTCGGCGTGGTGCTTGGCACGCTGCTGAGCGAGATGAAGGATGCCACCGACAGCGAGTAGCCGGGTCCAGTCAGCACCGATCCCGGACCAGAAGAGATACCAC